GGGTTTTCTGCTAGGAAAGGTGCGGTAGGCTACGCTGTCTGCAATGTGTGGGTGTAGGATGCTAACCCAAACCTTGGTTTTTCACTGCCACAATTAATTTTCTATTTATAAAGTAATAATGACAATTATAGGAAAAGGAAGCTACGGAACTGTATACCGACCACCTATTCCATGTGATAAAAAATTTAAACATAAAGCAATTGTTGGCAAAGTATTCTCAGAAAAAGCAGATTTTGAAGATGAAATCGAAATCGCTTCTAAAATACAAAAACTTAATAGCTCCAATAAATTCTCTATACCTTTCTATCAAACATGTCCTGAAAATTTAGAGATAATATATGGTGATGGTGGAAAAGACTTAAGCGAATATCTTATTGCGATTAAACCAGCAAATAGATCTAAGGAATTACCTGCGATTATGACTAAAATGAAAAACCTACTCGAAGGAATAAACACATTACTAGAAAACGGATATGTACATCAAGATATTAAATCACAAAATATTGTATATAATGGTAAGAATATATATCTAATCGATTTCGGTCTGATGATTAAAAAATCAGAACTCTATAAAAATGATAGCTTCCTAAAATATACTTATCTCGCCTTTCCACCAGAATTTAAAAGACATTATTATGGTAAGAATTTTATACCAGAATTCTTCAAAAATATTGGACCCACCTATCTTAAATTCATTAAAATCATATATCCTAACTATTTAAGAGATCTAGAATCTTTAAAATCTCTTGCAAGTTATCCTGCTAATAAAATGGATGTATATTCCCTAGGTATGGTTATTATGGAAGTTTATACACATTATAAATACCGCAATGATACTATCGAATCTTTAATCCAAGATATGATCTGTTTTAACCCTGCTAAACGATTAACTGCCGACGCTATCCTTAAAAAATATTTTAAATAATCAAAATAAAAATATATAAAAATTCTCCTAAAGATTTTTGTATGTTAATTTACTTTTTATTTTTTAAAGACTTTAAAATTTTTCTGTTTTGAATTTCCAAAAAGTTCTGTGAAAAAAAAGTAAAAGAATACAACAGCACTTAAAGGATTTGCTAGCACTTAAAGACTTTATATCAGGAAAGGTGTGGAAAACCTGGGTTTTCCACAGCACTTAAAGACTTTATATCAGGAAAGGTGTGGAAAACCTGGGTTTTCCACAGCACTTAAAGACTTCATATCAGGAAAGGTGTGGAAAACCTGGGTTTTCCACAGCACTTAAAGACTTTATATCAGGAAAGGTGTGGAAAACCTGGGTTTTCCACAGCACTTAAAGACTTTATATCAGGAAAGGTGTGGGCACTTAAAGGATTTGCTAGCACTTAAAGACTTTATATCAGGAAAGGTGTGGAAAACCTGGGTTTTCCACAGCACTTAAAGACTTTATATCAGGAAAGGTGTGGAAAACCTGGGTTTTCCTCTAATTCGGGAAATTAACAGTCGGCCTACAACATGTGTATTCATATGCATATGTATTATCTGTCGGCTCTATCTTTTTTATATTTTGAATTAAATCACCATCACAATCTATTACTAATGACGGCATGTCTGCTACACCACTTATTTTTTTTATAGATTCTGTTCTCTTAGCAACAGAACACGACTTATCAATAACTCGCTGGTCTTTTTCAGGTTTCTGAAAACTACTACATTTATATTTATAATAATCCAACATACGCGATTGAGTTGAGTCTTTATCTGGAACACATGTAGTATTATATATCGGATTGATTGCTTTATTGTCTACCTTAGTTTTGGAATTCCTTATATCCAACTGAAACTCATTTAAATAATTATCACACTTGATATCAGTAGTAAGTTCCCAGGGCTTTTGATAATTCTTATCACTATCACGACATTGTGTATACTTATAGCCATCTTGCTTTTTCATAATAATACGATTATCCTTCATCTGAGGTTTACAACATGTATATACATATGATGTATAACCACCTTCATTCTTTAATTTAACTGCACTTAATGCTTCGTCATCACCACATTTTATATTGTGTTCTTTTAATACTTCATATGTATTATGTCGATTCAAAATTGGTTTCGTAGTTCTAATTTCACATTTTGGAGGAAGTAAAGTAGTATCATAACTATTATCCTGAATTATACCATATAAAAACATCGTATTATTTAAACTTTTATTTTTTTCCATCAATTTTAAATTCTCTACCTTTTTATTATTCACATCAAATTCAGTTTTATAACGTTTCATAAAAGCTAATGTCGTAATCTTATCAAAAAATTCATCTTTTGAATATGTTTCTATAATACACCCATCTGACGGATATATTTCATTGTTTTTTAAAGATTGTAATGTTATAGAATCAATATTATTACCCCTTAACTTAATATAATTATCAAACGTAAATGTAGATAACGTAGTATCTATTGTTTTACGCTTACCATATTTCGCATCCAAACTACTATCATCTTTATCATAACTTAATATTTTACCTTTTATATTACAAACATTATCTCGTGTCGCATATTCTAATACACGATCACTTCTTAATATACATGCTTGAACATATTTATAACTAATATTAACACCACTATAAACTCTATATCTCATTGCATGTAATTCCTTCAAAACACTCTCACGAGCATTTATTATTTCAACACGCTCTGCAGCAATATAACGAGGATCTTCTGGAGGTGTTGGTAAATATCTATCTATATTATAATCTGTCTTCCATTTTAACTCTTTTGTTATATATTCTAATGCATCTATTTCTAATAAGTTCGGATCTAAACCAGATTCATAATGCTCATGAATCTTACTATATTTATCATATATAAAATATATAACAGATAGGATAAATAAAAATGTGATTATTATACATGCGATAAGAAGTATGAACATATTTATTTTATATAATATATAATAAAATATATATGCAAGAATTGATTCATAATATTAAAACAAATTGGAAAGATATTTTATCCCAGTTAGATAAGAAAGACTTAGATAAACTATTTAAAGATTTAGAAGACGATAAACTATTACCTGAACCACATTTAATATTTCATGCATTTGATTTTTTTAATATCAAAGATCTTAAAGTAGTTATTATAGGCCAAGATTGTTATCCTACTAGAGGCAATGCTATGGGATTATGTTTTAGTGTACCTGAAAGCCAAAAATGTGCCGCTAGTTTACGAAATATATTTAAAGAATTATATGCCGAATATGGAATTATAAGAACACAAACTGATCTAACAGATTGGGCAAAACAAGGTGTTTTATTACTCAATACTGCTCTTACTGTTAAAGAAGGCTCTGCTGGAGCACATTTAAAACAATGGAAACCATTTACATGGGAACTTATTCAACGGATAAATTCACATGCGACAGGCGTGCCGACAGGCGTGCCGACAGGCGTGGTCTATATTTTATGGGGCACGCATGCTCGTGAATATGAAAAGATTATAGATGGTGATCGGAATCTAATATTAACTGGTATACATCCATCCCCATTAGCAGCTAGATCTGGAACATTTATTGGATGTAATCATTTCAAAAAAACAAATGAATATTTAAGCAAGATAGGAAAATCCGAAATTTCATGGTTTCCTTGAAAAAATTTGACATGATATGAATATGATTATATCAGATAAAATGGATATTGTTAACGATATTGATAGGCAGATTATTCTAACTGAACAAGTTTTGGTAAATCTTAAAAAAATGCGCAATGACGCAATTGAATTACATAAATCTAAATGCGAACATCTTGAATATATATGCGAACATAATGGTGATATACATCAATCCGGATATTATTATAATTGTATGAACTGTAGCTATTTTACAGATAAAAAACCAAAAACTGGTAAGATTACATATAGATAATCTCATAATACAATTCGTTTGATAAACGCTTATATTATATTTTTCTATGTAAAATGTCTGACGTTCCTGCTGCGCCTGCTGCCTCTGGTCCCTCTGGACCCTCTGAACCAACGATTGTATTTGTCTTCAATTTGAAGCAATGGTACTCCAATATTTCACCAATATCTAAAATTGATCTATTAGATATTGTACCATATGTTAGTGTTCAATTTGGATTTGACCATAAATCACAAGCTTATGTTTTAATTATTACTAAGAGTCGATGGGCTGAAATTTCAGCAGATATTAAAAAGAAATTTATGTTTATCTCTCGCCGCATTAAAGAAGAATTAGAAGGTCCTATGACCACTGTCGAAAGAGATCAATATGAAAGTGTTGATCTTTTTACCGCTTTTGAAAATGCTGCAGCATCTCAAGCAGCTGCGAACGCTACTGGCAATAAACTAGAAACTGTACCTGAAGAAACAGCTTAGAGTAATCACAACAACCTAACTAACTCTGTATTGTCTTCAATAACAGCTGGTTCTTTCTTTTTTTCTATATTTATTAATACTAATCCTATTATCGTAATAAATATACCACAGATTTGTATTAAACTTAATTGCTCTTTAAATATAAAATATGAAAAAATGGATGTCATAATCGGAGCTCCATACCATGTTGTAATCACAATCACCGATATATTATTCTCTATATTACTTACCAATATATTATATAAATAAGCTGGTATTGCCATACATATTATACCATCTACAATAACAATTATAATTGGCTTAAACCGATTAAATAAAATCATCTTAGACCATACATGATTATCCATAACTGTATTTAAAACCAATAATGATACCGTATTTATTAAACTAAATAAAATCATATACGCTCTCGGATCTGTTAAATTACTACCAATTCGTGTTAAAATAGGATTAAATCCCCATGTAACAATAATAATGAAAAAATATATATAAGTCACTAGATCCATTTGCGATTTATATATATATGAAAAATTAAATATTATATGCTTTTTTAAACTTTCAATAATCATCTAAAAAGATGTCCACCCGTTAATGAAAAGTTTTCTGTCTTTTTTTCTCTCTTTTTAATTTTAACACCACCAGATGAAACTATTTTATTTGTAGTAACATTAGGCAACTTTAATTTATCAATTGGAATTATCCATTTAGTTTGTGTTAGTGGATCTCTCTTTTCAAATAATTCAATAAATAATCGATGAATTGCGGGTGATCCTGCAATTTTACATAATTTAGTTTTATCTAATTTTTGTATATAATCTAAGAATTTAGATTTTTTATCTGCTTTTGCAAAATCTATATCAATAGTTGTTATCTCTTCCTGAAATAAGTTAACTAATTTTAAAACTTCTTCAATTGTGATCTCTTTTAACTTTTTAATACCTTGTTCGTAAAAATATTTTAATGACGCATCTTCTAAAGTTGCATTAAAATGATATTCATACCATGTTTTTGTATGTTTCAAAATTGAGAGAATTGGCAAACTTATAGATTGATCTCCACATTGAATACTACTTGCATCTGTTAAAGAAAAATAATCAATGTGATCTGATTCTGATTTTATCAGAGCAAAACCAGAAAGCATAAGATCTCTGGTTCCACTACTCTTATCTAATTCGATGCCACCTAGTCGACATTCTTTTGCATATTTAATACTATTAAACGAAGCAATAGTAGGTTTCATAAAACTTTTGAGCATATCTTCATAATCACTTTTAAATATATTTGTAACAGTAATATTCAAACATTTTGTGTCTTGTCCGCCAATCTCATATCCAATTGTCTCAAATCCACGATTCTGAATAATAGTTTTTTCAACTAAAAAATTCAGTTTTTTAGTTGAAATAGATAATTCATAAACTTCTTTTTTTCTATTTTCTATTTCTCCCATTTATATATAATATATATTTATGTTACTTTATGTGTCTTATTATAATGACGAGTTAATTCATTCTTCCTTTTAAAAGACATACTGCATTTATCACAATTATGTTCTTGTTTGTCATCTTCAGTTTGTGCAACTTCAGTTGTGCCCAAATAATTAAATATATCCTGATAAATCCAATCAATATTATTCTGAATAATACTTATATTCGATCTTAAACTTTCCATATTATTATGCACCAATAATACAGCTTTCTTATTATCTGATAGTTTTTTTATATATGATTTCAGTTTATCAGTAATAATATCTTGATTTATATCTGTATTTGTATCTGTATTTATCTTATGAGCAGAAATCACTTTGATTAAATGTATAAGTTCTGTGGTGCATGCTGAATCTACAAAGTCTATGGCGCCTGCTGTGGCGCCTGCTGTGGCGCCTGCGCATGTGTCACAACCATCCATACCATACCATATAACTGGCCTGGATTCAACTATTTCATAATGTAAATCACCTTTTTTAGGTATATTCTTAGATCGAATACTTACAAATAAATAACCTTGGAACTTATCCTGAAATTTTTCTTTAAGTGCTTTAATATCAATTAGACTTTTTTCAATATCTTGTGGGGTAATAATAGCTTTGTTTTTACATTCAATTGCAATTATATCACCGTATTTATTAATAAGATGAATATCACTCATACTAGCTGAACCAGATGTATCTTTAATCTCATAATTTGTAAATTCTTTCGATAATATATCCTTAATCGTTTTCTCTCCAATAGCACCTTTGTATTGATTGGTATTCTTAAATATATTTAACTCACGTTCTGTTTCTGCCTGTTTACGTTCAGCTTCAGCCTGTCTTCGCTGGTATTCAATTTTAAGATTCTGTATGCTATTTTCCTTGATAAATTCCTTATATTCATTATTGATTTTATCATATTTATCACGCCAATAGATGAGATCATTCGAAAGTGGATTGTTGTTTGTATATTGCTCTTTAATTAACGCCAATGATTCTTTATAATTTTTCTCTAGATTCGTATACTTCTCTATCCATGATGAATCCAATGTATTCTGATTATAAACATCTAAACCATGTTTTACCATGAAAAATCCACATAATAAAGTTGGTTTAATCTTTTCAGGGAAATTATCATACCAATCTAAGAATTCTGCCTCATGTTGTACTGACAGATCAATGGTTATAGGAATTGTGATTTGCATGCTTCGCGTGTTCTTATGCTTCTATATGCTATATATCAATATTTCTTTATATGGTTTGCTTTAGTTCTTGATCGATACTATAAATGATTTTGGGTATATTCTCTTTCTTATGTTTTTCAAGGACTTCATCTGATACCATATCGATTTCATCTTCTTCATCTAAATCCATCGTCCATTCATATGGATGAACTACATTTGTTACAAAATCAACCATATTCATATTATTTTTGGCTCGTTTTAAATCTTCATTTATAAAATTCGAAAAATATGTCGAAACACGAGGTAGTATATTTTCAGTTACCACTAAATCTTTCTTTTTTATAATCCAAAAATATTCTCCATATTTAGAAATAATCTTAGAATTAGATGTCATAAACCTCACTTCCAAAATTTTATAATTTTTTTCATCATGATATAATATATTACAATTCTCTGGATGATTTTTATCCAAGAAAAACATCTTGATAAGTTTAATAATTCCGTCAGTATGTCCATTTAAACATTCAAACATAGCTTCAGGCTTAATATGTGATAGATTTTCACTGCCAAGAACATTGATAGTGATGTTGTTTTGTTGGATGTTGTTTTCAATTGCTATGTTGTTCTGCTGTATGTTGTTTTCAATTGCTATGTTGTTCTGCTGTATATTTTTCTGTATGATTAACTCTTTTAATTCCTTAAATTCATTTTTAAATAAATTATTATCCTGTTGCTGCTTCTCAAGGGCTTCTTTAAGTTGTTTAAGTTCAATCTCTTGTTTTTTAAATTTGCATTTTATTTCATGTTTATGTTTTCCAGAATTTGTTTTAAATTTTAGATCACATAAAGAGCATGTAAATTCGTAATCAGTTGTATCTTTCTCTAAAGATTTTAACAAATCATTTACTGTAATTCCGCATTCAGTCAAATCATCACAAACTTTTTGTCGTAATAAATGATTTTTTAAATTAGTAATTTTATCTGTTTTATAACAACAACGTTCACACTCAAATTTCATTATAATATTGTTTTATAATCACTACATTATATATGTAATATTTCTTTATATGGTTTTCATTTAACATAAAAGTATTAAAATATGGTATTTACATATAAATAAGACTATATAAATTAAGAAATTCAGATATGTCTAAATCTAGCTAGATATGTCCAAATCTTAAAAGTATAAAAAACACAAGAGTACAGAGAAAATGGATTCCATTTTTGCTAAAGTCTTTGTAATTTTAAGAAATTCAGATATGTCTAAATCTAGCTAGATATGTCCAAATCTTAAAAGTATAAAAAACACAAGAGTACAGAGAAAATGGATTCCATTTTTGCTAAAGTCTTTGTAATTTTAAGAAATCTATTTTGTTCATAACTATAAACCTATGCTTTTATAAATTTAACGTTTGTAATTATATTTTAACGTTAAAATTAAAAAAATTATATCTACTCATATTTTAATATTTCTTATATTATTTAATAATTTAGTAAAAGTATTTGAAATATTTTTTTGAATTGATACAACAGATGTTCCAATATTATCGAATTTATTAAGATCTTTTAAATCAGGTGCGTCAGGTATATCTTTTACAATAGGTTCTACTTCTTTCTTCTCAAGAATTTCTTCAATTTTTTGTTTACAAAGTTTACAGTTCATTTGGTGTTTATATCTTTCTTCTCAAGAATTTCTTCAATTTTTTGTTTACAAAGTTTACAGTTCATTTGGTGTTTATATCTTTCATAATCTGTTTTAACTTTTTCATTACATATTGTGTATTTATAATCTTTACAATCTTTATTCAATAATATGATATGTTTCATTTCATTTTCTTTAAGAAGTTTACAGTTTATTTCGTGTTTATATCTTTCAGAATTTGTTTTAAATTTTTCATCACATATTGTGCATTTATAATCTGTAAAAACTTTACTCAATAATATGATATCTTTTATCTCATTTTTAAAGGTAAGATTTTCTAATTCTTTCTTTTCAAGAGATTCTTTAAGTTGTTTATTTTCTAGCTCTTTTTGTTTAAGTTCAATTTCTTGTTTCTCTAATTTACACTTAAACTCGTGTTTATATTTTCCAGAATTTGTTTTAAATTTTAGATTACATAAAGTGCATTTAAATTCATAATCAGTTGTATCTTTATCTAATGATTTTAACAAATCACATTGTGATTTACCACATTCATTCAAATCGTCACATATTATTTTACGTGATAAATGTCTTTTTAAATGATTAATTTTATCTGTTTCATAACTACATCGTTCACATTTAAATTTCATTATGTTATAGTTTTATAACTCCTAGATTATATATCTAATATTTCCTTATATAGTTTTCATTTAACATAAAAGTATATATAAAATGGTATTTACATATAAATAATAATATATAAATTAAGAAATCCAGATATGTCCAAATCTAGCTAGATATGTCCAAATCTTAAAAACAGAAAAAACATAAGAGTCCAGAGAAAATAGAATCCATTTTTGCCAGACTCTTTGTAATTTTA